GGCCCCATGCTTGTTATGGATACGGCCGCAGGAAACATCCTAGCGAAAACTCCCAAGGTCGGGAAGCCACTCTTTAAAATCAAAGAGAAGGTTCCTTGGGGAAAAGGCACATACAAGGAAATAACGAGATCCTCTGCTCTAGCTCCTTTAGTTAAAGCCAGACATATTGCTGAGCCTATTATTATTGGTGTAGGATTAGAGAAAGGGTTGACCAAAGCGGTCGAAATAGGAAAAACTATGAAAGAGAATAACCGCTCGGACTATAAACCAAAGTCATTTCCGAAAGTAGCATCAGGCAGCTTAGGTCCAGAATTTGGAGAGAAAGTAGCTTCCGCAATGCTCCGCCTTCATGATGAATGCGAAGGGCATAAGAAGCGAGCCCACGCCATCGAGCTTATTTATAAGCAAGCTGGGATGGGAATGGGGGAACTCCCCCAGACGTACGGCGAGCTAGAGGAAAAGGTAGCGTCGCTGATAACTCAAGACCTTACTGTTTTAGAAAAGGCACTGGAATTGAACGGCGCCAGCGTTAAGCTGGGCGAACTGGAACCCGACACTGTCGATCCTTATTCGAGAAACGCTGAAGAAGAATTCCAGGCCGCAATTGTTGATTGATGTAACTTTTTTCAAGGAGGGCAGCAATGACTGTTACCATCAATGATGCTCGTACAGTCCCAGTTCAGGAAGACCTGACTACTGATGACTTGCGGCTACAGGTTCTCCGCGGTTTGGAGACCATGTTCCGAGCAGATAAGCCCCTGGCTCCTGCTACCGAATTGCTCACAGGTGAGTGGGGCGTTCTCAACTCTGACGGCCAAGTTGAAAGACCTGGCGCGACTCCAGTTGCGAATACATACCCAGTATTCTGTGGAACAGAGCGCTACGACGTTAAAGCTACAGGAGCAGTAACCCTGATCCTCGGCAGTCACGTAGTTCTCAAAACTAATCAATTTGACGAAACGGCTGACTACGAAGTAGGCGATGCCCTTACAGTCAAAGATTACAGTGCAGGCGAAGCGCATGTTACTAAGGCGTCTTCTGGCGAGCCGGTTCTTGGACAAGTCCTTGAAGTTGGTGATGGCTGGCTTGTTTTTGAAACCCGCAGACCTGGTGATCTAGCCTAGTCTGGGTAAACTCGTAATAAGGAGATTTATAATGAATTACGAAGGATTAGATGCCCAGACCTTCAATAACATGTTTATTGAGCGACTGGATACCGTAGATGGACTCCAAAAGACAGCGGCAGCTGGCGCAGCTTTCGTACGCAGCAAGATCCGAGAAATTGGCTTTGCTCGTAGAATTATGCCACCAGAATCAGTAACTCGTGCTGATTGCCAAAGATCAACCGATCATGACACTCTTGTAAAAGTTGTGGACATCGAGCATGACAGCAAGGCCATGGCCGTGAATTTTGCTTCTGAAGCAGATGAGCGATATATCCAGGGCAAGCGTTATGCTATCCCCTTCTTCAAGATTGAAAGTGAGAAATTCGGCAAAAACGAAGCGGAATTGCTTGCTTACGATTATCCTGTAACAAAGGTAATCGAAGAAAACTCCGTCAAGGACATTCAAAGAGTCGAAGACGAAAAGTGGATTGAGTACTCAGAAGCTGCTGTCAGCATCACAGGCAAACGCCTTGTATCTGGCGCAACTGCTGTAGACCGCAAGGAGCTCACATCTCTTTTCAAAATGATCGATTTTGATGAGCTTGACGTAGGGTGTATCCTTATGAACACAGTCGACTATGATGACTGGATGATCCAGCCTGCAACCGAAATCGGTTCTCCGCTGGCCTCTGAAATCACCACAGACGGCTACAAATACAAGTCAATCCTCAACAGGAAGCTCGTTGTGACCAACAAGCACAGCATCATCCTTCCTGGTGAAGTTTGGGCTTATGCTCCACCGGCATACCTTGGAAACTTCTTTATCCTTAACGACATGAAGTTCTGGATCAAGAAAGAGGCCGATCTCGTGCTCTGGAAGAGCTGGGAATACATCGCAGAAGGCATTGGCAACATTAAAGCTCTCGCAAAACTTGAGCTAAATGTACCTAGCCCAATTCCTGTTGGCGGAACTATTTAAGATTCGCTCAAAAAGGGCCGGTGGTTTATAATAATCATCGGCCCTTATTGTTTAAAATTTGGAGAACACAATAATGATGAAAACACAGCAGAAGTACAAAATCACGAATATCACCGTGAAGAAGCCTAGGCTTCACCCAAAATCAAAGGTAGATCTGAGGACCGCTCTGGAGAAGGTAGGGCATCCTGTATCAATTAGAGATGACTCAGGCAATCCCTTTCCTCTTTTTCAAAACAGATCGAAGATTGTATCAGATCTTAACGAAGGCACTCTTGCTCTTGCAAGGGGTGGATTTATTAATATTACCCCAGTTGACGATGTTGTTACCGCTCTGAAGGACCACACTCTTCAGACAAAAGAAAGAACGTCTCCTGGAGTCACTCCCGCATCTGGAGCCGGAAAAAGAGAGCCTGACAAGGAAGAATCAGATCACGGCGTAAGTAGAAGGGCAAAAGCCAAAGAGATGGGGCAATCTCCCACAAAAGAGCAGATTAACGCACAGCCAGAAGCTGATGTTGTTAACCCTGACGGGAAGCCTAATTTTGAAGTAACAGCTCCTAGCAAGGAGACAAGAAGCAGAAGAAATCGGCGTAAAGCCCAAAAGGAAGTATCAAAGGAAGACTTGGGAACTCCTAAAGAGGTTACAGGCCCAGAAGCCCCTCCTTTTATGGATGATAACTCAGCAGTAAACACTACTGATGAGTCCTCAACAGCAGCCGATAAAGGTGAAGGTTTGATTTAATGGCTAACAGATCAGAACAAGCAACAAAGCGCATGGAGAAGGCGAAGAGATATCTTCGCCTTTTTCTCCAAGATACTCCCGCGATGAACAGGCTTATTAGAAAAGAAGAGTCTGACGACGATCTAATGAGCTTTGCTATTGATATGGCTATATCGGATTGGAACTCGACTGCTCCTCATATAGGAAACATAGATATCCTTACCTACCCTAGCCTTTATCTATTAATGCATGGGGCGGCTATACAGATACTCAAAACCCAAGGGATACTTCAAGCCAGAAACGAGCTTAGCTACTCTGCGGGCGGATCCAGCTTTGTAAGGTCTAACAAGACCCAATATTATCAAGCTTGGATGACAAACTTTCAAAATGACTATGAGCGGAAAAAGCAAAACATGAAGATCGCAAAGAATATAAAGCGCGGTTGGGGTGGCGCTCATTCCGAGTACGACAATATTGGATACGATTGGTGAACATATGAACGAAATCCAAAAGACCGAATTAGCTATACTTACGGGATTTTATAAGCAAGCTGCTAGCCTTTCTGAGATTGGTAATAAGGTCGGGAAATTTTATAGGTTCGGAAACACTATCTTGGGGATGTCCGGCGGATCTGCTGCTCTGGGCGGAGTGGGCTTTCTTGCGAGGGGCGCATTAGAGGAAAAGCTAAAAGAGAAAGAAGACAAGACAATGAGAGACAAGCTCATTGCAAAGTCTCCTCTTCTTTTAACTCTTCTTGGCGCAGGACTCGGCGGCGCATATGGCCACCATGCCGCTAAAAAGAATGTAGGCAAACTTATCGGTCCTCTTCTGGGGATTAAAACCGCGTCTCTTAGAAAGGACGTAAAGCTAAGAGATCACCAGAAAAGAGCTATCGAAAGACTTAATGCCAACGGTGGCAGCCTGCTGGTTGCCCACGCTACTGGATCGGGAAAGACCCTAACAGGTATAGCTGGCTACGAAGACCTTAAGAAAAAGGGTAAAGCCAAGAAAGCTGTAGTAGTAGTCCCTGCGTCTCTTAGGGAAAATTTTGTTAAAAATCTAAAGCAATTTACTGACTCGTCCTACTCGGTTTATGGGCCAAAAGGAGATAGAAGGTCAAAGAATGTCGGAGACAAGTCTTCGTCTGATTATAATATTATATCTTACGAACTCTTTAGAGAGCACGGAGATAAGGTATTAGAAGACACTGGTGCTGATACTTTGATTATGGACGAGATCCATAGAGCTAGAGGCACCGAGGGCGTTACTTACAACAAGCTTCTTGATCACAGAAAAAAAGTCAAAAACGCCATAACCCTTACAGGCTCAGTTGTCAATAATGAGCCAAATGACATCGTCCCCCTGATGGATATTACTTACACTAACAAAGGTCATAGACTTGTTAGTAAGAAGTTTTTCGATAAGCTCTTTGTCAGAAAAGACGCGAAGCGTCATGGCATATTTAGGCCAAAAGTTCATATTGAAAAGAAGCTTAAAAACAAAAACCAGCTAGCTAAGTACCTAAGGGGGAAACTTGACTTTATCTCTCACGAAGATCTTTCAAAAGACATGCCGAAAAGAGAAGTTGAAACAAAAATCATTCCCATGTCTAAAGAGCAGATCAAACTCTACAATTACACCCTTACAGCTGTTGACCCTATTACGAGATGGAAAATCAGAAACAACCTCCCAATTGGGCAAAAAGAGGCTAAGGCAGCTTTTGCCAAGTTGATGCAGGCTCGCCAGGTTTCTACTGACCCCTCAGTTCTAGATAAGACGCTAAAGGAAAAAAATCCCGAGGAGTATTCTCCGAAGGTTAAGCAAATTGTAGAGGACGCGGCAGAGCACATAAAAGAAGATAAAGACAACAAAACAGTGATCTACGGCAACCTAATTAACGGACAATTAGGGGCGGTAGAGGAAGCTCTCAAGAAAAGAGGAATTAAGTTTTCTAAATTTGTCGGTCTCGGCCAAGAAGGCTCTACCTCAAAAACTCGACCGGAAGAGATAAGAAAATTTAATGAAAAAGAAAATAGAGTTCTACTGATATCAGGAGCAGGAGCTGAGGGTCTAGATCTTAAAGATTCTACTATGATGCAGATGGTAGAAGGTCACTATAACCCTGAAAGAATCCAGCAAGCTGAGGCCAGAATACGTAGGATGGGCTCTCTTTTACATAAAGCCCCTGAAGATCGAAAGATCAAGGTAGTTAGGTACATGGCAAAGCCAGAGCCTACGGGTGCAAGCAAGATCGTACAAAAAGTGTTTTCAACTTTTGGTATGGGCGGTTCCTCCGGTATCGATAAGTGGATTTACTCCATTGCAAAGAAAAAAGACGCACTCAACTCTGATTTTAGAGATACTATGCAAAAGAAAGCGTCTTCAGATGAAACTATAGAAGAAATGGAAAAGCGGTGGGCAAGAGAAGATAAGGAGTTCGCAAAAAATCAGAAAATTTGGAAAGCAGAAGACAAGATCATGGATGAGTTTTCCAGAACTATCGGAGATAGGCTTTTCGGGATGATGGGCCAAGCTCCTGGCCAAGTTGTTGGCAGGCTTGCTGCTAAGCCTATCGATAAGAGAAGAACCATAGAGACAGAGGCCACTCTAAAGCAAAAGCTCTTAGATAAAGGATATGAAGAGTTTACGCAAAAAAGGCATTACAATAAAATCCTTTCTGAGTCCAAGATGGATGAAAGAACTCTAGATATCGAAACTGGTATTAATGGGCTAGCCGCAGGCTTACCTCTTCTAACGGTTCTTAACCCTAAGATAAGCAAGAGCTTTAATAGAAAGTTTATAAAATACCTTGGATGGGCTTTTCCTAGAAAATTAATTAAAAACCCAGTAGGTAAGATCATTATTCCTCCTCTAGCTACTGGATTTGTTGCTGGCCTAGCAACAGAGCCTGCTATTGCTTACGGCAAAACACTTGTAACAAGAGGAGCTCTTTCTGGATCGACTAAAGACGTAGATGTTGGCCTCGATAGGTACATCAATAAGCTCAGAAAGAGGATGGAAGCCAAGTACAAGAGATCGAAAGAATTTACAAGAGAAGTCGAAACCAAAAAAGATCTTGGTATTGACATTATTAGTGGGGCGTAATGGCAGGGATTCTTAAAAAGATAAGGTTTGAGAGCGTGGATGCTACGATACTTAGCATTGAGCACGTATCTAGAGTCCTTATTAGGTGGAAGCTAAGAGAGACTACCCAGCCCCTCACTAACCTTAAGTTTTTTGTATACCGAGGGGCTAGCCCGTCCGAAATGGAGCAGCTCCATGCCGAGGGGATCCTCCCCGGAGGAAACGACGAGTTTATAGACTTCACGGCCGAGCTCAGAGACCTTACCAAGAACTATTACTATCAGGTAAGAGCTAAAGAGTTTTGCGGGTCTTCCGGCGAAGAAGTTCAGTCATTTGATTCTGAGGTTTTTACCTTTGAGGGTGATCTTGATTTTGTAGGGATCTACGTAGTTGAAGAGCATATCTTCGCCCACAGATGGGTATATGGAGTACCTACTTTTATCTACAAAAAAAGAAAAGAAGGGGCCAGATGCCCAGCCTGCTGGGACGATGTACTTCAAAGAGTTACGATGAGTAACTGCCAGGCATGCTATGGGACGGGGAGACTTGAGGGTTTTTACCCACCAATAGAGGCATGGATGGGAATGGAGCCAGACCCTAAATTAGCTCAGGTAGCTCAGTGGGGGGAGATTCAGCCAAATCAGACGGACATACAATTTACCAATTACCCTACTCTTAATGTAGATGATGTTATCTTAGAGCTAAAATCCAACAAACTCTGGAAGGTTACAAGAGTGCATCGGCCCGAAAAGAATAGGGTAGCTATGCTGCAGGCAGCAAGGCTTGACGCAATTAACCGCACCGATATTGAGTATAAACTTGACGTTCCTCAAGAACGCAAGACGGAACTTTTAGAGCTCCTCGAGGAGCGAAAAGATATAAGGGAGTTTTAAAGTGAACAGATTCTTTGAAGGTTTTATGAAAAAGGCGGAGACAGCCTCTAAATCCGATATAGCAAAAAGTGGATTAAAGGGTGCTGCCCTCGGAGCAGCTGCAGCAACTCCCGGTGCACTGATATTTGCGGGCTACGATAAACTCTTTGGTGGTGATAGCATCAGAAGAGCAGCTTTGCCTCTGATAGCCACTATAGCAGGTGCAGGGGCTTTACAGGGAGGTTATTTAAAATATAAAGAAGGAAGGCCCGAGAACGCAGCAAGAGACTATGCCGCTGGAGCTGCCTCATTTGCAGCGCCTATGGCCGCATTGAACACCTATGACGCAGCAGCAAGTAATGCAGCTAATAGCGCTAAGAGGGTTATATCACCTGGTCTTAAAGCAAGGGTCGGGAGAGCACCTCGATTTAAAATAAGAAGTAAAACAAGGGCAGGGCTGGCTGGAGCTGGGGTAGGGGGCATACTTGGCCTTATACTTGAAGCCCTAAACAAAAGAGAAGAGGCTAAGGGGAAATGATGGACAAATTCTGGAAAGGCTTCGAAAAAGCCGCAGCCGCCGGCATTCCCCCTATAGGGAAGGCAGACGGAATGGCTTCGGGGGTAACCAACTTTCTAAAAGGGAAGTCTTCTCTAAGGCCTCCATCTTTTAGCTATAGTAACCCCGCAGGCACTAGGATGCCCAAAGTCAAGAAAGCTCCTAAAAGGTATAAAAGCGGAAAGACGACTACTCCGATATGAGCAGTGAAACCAAAAAACCAATCATCAAAAAGAAAGATCTTGCAACTGCCAAGATTTACAAGTCTTTTCATGATGCTTTTGCCGATGTTTCCAAGAACCTAGATCGTCAGCACCAAGTATCTCTGGCTAAAGTTAAGAGAGGGAGGGGCCGATGATAAAGGAAGGAAAAGACCAAGATTCAGGGATAAGGCGCAGATCCATAGTAGATAGTGAGCGGATACCTAATGCCGCTATATTTCTTAAGAGAACTGCGATAGAATTTCTTCAGATCCTATTTTCTTCTCGCGCACCGGGGAGTTACCACTGGGATCAGGATGAAACGAAGCGGGAGATTCAGATTGCCGATGTGCATTCAGTTGATTTAACCGCAGTTAATCAAAGACCTGCCATCGTTGCTGTAAGAGGACCTGTTAGTTGGCATGGTACCGGGCTCGGAGGAAACTCCGTAGAAGGCCGGGACATGAAAACTGGCGCAACTACTTTCAGCGATTTACTCACTGGTTCAGTGGCTTTCTCTTGTATTAGCCGTGAAGGAATCGAGGCCGAGCAGATTGGACATCTTTTGTTCAATTCGTTCAAGTTTTTCAGGCCCATCCTTCAGAAGTATGGTTACTTCTCAATCAAAAGCCTAAATATCGGTGGTGAGTCGCTTGTGGAGCAGGAAGGCTCCGATGACAAGACGACCCTTGTTCCTGTCTATGTTTCAGCGTTAATACAAGATCGCTGGACACTGTCAGAAGAGGTCGGAAGAGAACTTGAAAAAGTAATTACCGAAACCATGTTTACCGTTGGACGAAAGGAAGAACCACTATGACGTATCGACGACCAGGTGTTACCGTAACACAAGAATTTGTTGGGCTCGTTCCGGCTCTTGCTGCCTTTGCACTACCTTGTGCAGCAGTCGGGCCAGCATATCAGTTAGTAGAAGACGACCTACTTGGTACGTTTTCCGGCGCGCAGCAGGTATACCCTTATGCAAGCCTAATGGGCGGGGCAATAGTTGACCTCGAGGAGATCGCAGACGATGAGCTATTTCCTAAAACAAAGAAACCTCTTAAGGTGATGCTTAAGGATGTAAAAGTAGAGGTTGTAGCCGAAGTATCCACAGGGGCTGTAGATGAAAACTCTTTTACAGATCCAACTACGGATATCTTCGCGGGAGTCCAAAGCGGAGACCTGATCGCTATTGCCGCAGAAGAGGGTGTTGAGATTGTAGCGGCAAACACAGCCGGCGTAACTTACGCGGCGAATCCAAATAGAATCTCATCTTCGTCTCTTTTCGGCCTTGTAAAGCCCGGAGATACTGTATCTGTAACCGGCGGAACTAACGCTAATATCGGAGATTACTCGGTAGTAGCTAAAGTCAGTGATGATATGATCATTGTTGATGGAGATGTGAATGCAGGAACCGACGCTTCTGACCTTGAGTACTCAATTACTGGGGATAGGGGCGATGGAAAAGAATATAGAGTTAAGTCAAAGACTGACGATAATACTCTCGTTCTTGAGACAGAGCTTAGCGCAGAAGCTCCCCTTACTTACTCTGTAGTAAGAGAGTGGGATAGCGTAGAGCTCGATAGGGTGTCCACATTCCCAGGTAATGGCTATAAGGCCGATGAATCGGGAATCACACTTCCGAGCTCACTAGAGGTAGT